AAAATAAAAGTTTATGGCAAAAATTAGAGAAGAATTGTTTGAGCAAATTAAAGATGTTAGAACATCTGCGTTACAAATTACAAATGCATTAGGTGAGTTGACTTTAGATGAGCAACAAATCAAAGTACAAAGAGAAGTTTTATTAAAAAACTATAATGATTTATTGAATAGTGAGAAAGCATTATTAGATGCAATCAATAAAGAATATGGTGAAGGTAATTTAGATTTAGCATCTGGAGAATTTACACCAAACGAACAAAAATAAACCAAAAAAAATACTTTTGATATTGAATAGATATATTTATATGGAGAGTATTTCTATATAACAACTTTAAGGAGAAAAAACAATGGCAGAAAAAATAGTATCACCAGGCGTATTTACGAGAGAAAATGACCTTTCGTTTTTAGCACAAGGAGTATCAAACATCGGTGCAGCAATAGTAGGACCTTTCAAACAAGGACCTGCATTCAAACCAACTATCGTAACATCACAATCTGAATTATCAGATATATTTGGTGTTGCAGATGGAGATTATTACACACCATTAGCAGCTCAAAATTATTTGAGAGAAGCGGGTAGTGTAACAATTTGTAGAGTAGCAGGTTTAGGTGGATACACCGAACCAGGACCATTAGTAATCACAGCAGCTAGTGCAAGTGTATCTAAATCAGTAGCAATCTTATTTAATACAGATGTAGCACATAGTTTAACTGCAACATCAGCATCAATATTAGAAACTATTAGTGGTGATTTTTATATTAATGTTAGTGGTAGTGGGTTTAGTGGTTTTGCTGGTTCATCATCAGTTGACCCATCGGATGTAAATAACATTTCAAAAGTATTAGGAACATCCCCACATGGTGAGCAAGGTGCTTACGCATATGCTTTCTTTGAAAACACAGCGGTAACATTCGATGCAAACACAGCGGTAACTGCATCTGTTTTAGGTGCACAAGATTTCACATACGATGCAACTTACGCATCAACTCCTTGGATTAAATCACAAGCAATTGCTGGTGAAAGATTCGATTTGTTTAGAGTTCATACATTATCAGATGGTACTGCAGAAAACCAAAGATTTAAGGTAACTATATCTCAAATCAAAAAAGCTGGTTCTATTGCGGGTTCTGATTATGGTTCATTCTCTTTACAAATAAGAAAGTACAAAGATACAGATAAGAAAAGATTTATATTAGAGCAATTTAATAACTTAACATTAGACCCTAATTCACCTAACTACATCGCAAGAGTAATTGGTGATATCTATAATACAATTGATAGTGAAGGTTTAACAGGAAAAATATCAGAAAGTGGAGTTTGGCAAAATAAATCTAAATACATTAGAATAGAAGTTAAAGATGCTGGTTTATATCCAGTAGCAGCTGTACCTTTTGCACACTCACCATACACATTACCTGTAAGTGGTACTGCGGCACAAGAATTATTAATTCCTGCAGCAACATTCTACACTACATCAGGTTCTTCTGAATATGTGTTAGGATTGAATGTAGAAAACAATACAGATAACGAAATATATTTAAAAGCATTACCTTCAAACGCTGGTACTGGTTCAAACGCAATATTCTCATTAGATACAACTTGTAATGTAGAATTAACTGCATCATTTGGAGCAGCAGTAGCTAAGAGAGAATTTAACATATTCTTTCAGGGTGGATTTGACGGATTTAATGTAACAAAAAGAATCGCAAAATCAGATAGTTTAGGTTCATTAAGAGATGAGTGGGTAGCTGGTACAAATATGCAAGGTATGGATTGTGCAACTGCAACCGGAAGTGGTTCGATTGCATATGAATTATGTTTTAACGCATTATCTAATAAAGATGAATATGATATCAACTTATTAGTAACACCTGGTATCACTAGACAATATCACATTGATGTTGTAACATCTGGTTTAGATATGATTGAAGCTAGAGAAGATGCATTCTATGTATTTGATGCAACAGACCATTTAGCGGGTATTGATACAGCAGTTGCTCAAGCAAACGCAGTAGATTCTAACTACGCTGGTACTTACTTCCCTTGGGTTAGAACAATCGACACAAACACAAATAAATTAATAACTATACCACCATCAGTATTGATACCGGCTGTATATGCAGCAAACGATAATACTAAAGCTGAATGGTTCGCACCAGCAGGTTTAAACAGAGGTGGATTAGTAGGAGCAGTTTCAGTAGTTAATAGATTAACACACGCTGAAAGAGATACTTTATATGAAAACAATGTAAACCCAATCGCACAATTCCCTGGACAAGGTATTGTAGTATTCGGACAAAAAACTTTACAACAATTACCATCTGCATTAGATAGAATTAACGTAAGAAGATTGTTGATTACATTGAAGAAGTTTATCGCATCTTCATCTAGATTCTTAGTGTTCGAACAAAACACAGCGGAGACAAGAGCAAGATTCTTAAACATTGTTAATCCATATATGGAATCAATCCAACAAAGACAAGGTTTATATTCATTCAAAGTAGTAATGGATGAAAGTAATAACACACCTGACGCAATTGATAGAAATATCTTACAGGGAGCGATTTACTTACAACCAACTAAAACAGCTGAATTCATTATCATTGATTTCAACGTTTTACCAACCGGAGCTACTTTTAACGCATAATTTTAAAAAAAGAGATACTTATATACAATAAGATTAAAGAGTAAATAATATGGCAGAAGTTCTAACATTCGATAAAATATTCTACACTAACTTTGAACCAAAGTTAAAGAACAGATTTATAATGGAAATTGATGATATTCCATCATTCATTATCAAAGCGGCTCAAAGACCGACAGTTGAATCTGAAGATGTAGAAATCAACCACATTAACTTAATTAGAAAAGTTAAGGGTAAAACAAAGTGGAATGATATCGTAATCAAATTATATGACCCAATCGTACCATCTGGAGCACAGGCGGCAATGGAGTGGGTTCGTACATCACATGAATCTGTGACAGGTAGAGATGGATATGCAGACTTCTACAAAAGAACATTAACTTTCAAAACTATTGGACCAGTAGGCGATGTAGTTGAACAATGGAAGTTAGTGGGAGCGTACATCAAAACTGCAAACTTCGGTGACATGGATTGGTCAGAAAATGACCCAATGGAAATCGAATTGACAATCAGATATGATTACGCAATTTTAGAATTCTAATAAGAACTAAAAATAAAAAAGAAAGGGAAAAGCATTACGTTTTTCCCTTTTTTTATTATATTTATATATACAAATATATAGGTTATGACATCAAAAGAATTCGTCCTTTGGTTAAAAGGATTTACAGACGGAGTACATGAATACAATATTACTCCAAAACAATGGGATTTATTAAAAGAAAAATTGGCAGAGGTTAAAGATGAAGAACCAATAGGATTTCCATTTGGAGTTCCGAACCCATACAACCCATATAAGATAACTTCTACACCTGGTACAACGATTACAACAACACCTGGTAGTGGTTCTATAACAATAGCTAATCCACCATTTGGATTTGGAAGTACATCAACTGCATATGGATATACTAGTGGTAGTGCATGGAGTTATACAAATGGAGGAAACAATATAAAAGACTAAAATTAAAAAAATAAATAGTTATATAAAACAAACAAGTTATTATGGAAGAAAACATACAAATAAGTAGAGGTGGAGAAACACCAACGATACCTGTTACGGAAACAAAACAATCTAAATATGATTTCCCAACAGAAGTGATAACACTACCATCGGAAGGTAGATGTTACCCAGAAGGACATCCATTAGCAAATGGGGCAGTTGAAATTAAATTGATGACAGCAAGAGAAGAAGATATTCTATCATCTCAAAATTTAATTAAGAAAGGAGTAGTTTTAGAAAAGTTATTCGAATCAGTAATGATTGACCCTAAAATAGCAGATGATGTTATTGTGGGTGATAAGAATGCAATTTTAATTGCAACCCGTATGTTAGCATATGGTTCTGATTATCAAGTTGAAATGAATGACCCATTTACGGGAAATAAAGTACAACATGTTATTAATTTATCTGAATTGAAATCAAAAGAAATTGATATTGATTTATTAAACAGAGAAAATAGATATGAATTTACAACACCATCTGGTGCGAAATTAATATTCAAATTGATAACACATAAAGATGAGAAGGATATTACCGCAGAAGTTCAGGCTATGCAAAGATTAACAAAATCAGAAACATCTTTGGATTTAACAACTCGTTTAAAAAAGATGATTACTTCTGTAAATGGTAATAGTGATAGAGGAACAATTAATAGATATGTGGATAATCAAATGTTAGCAAGAGATGCGAAAGCAATGAGAGATTATATTAGAAAAATAACACCAGATTTAGATTTAACTTTCGATTATACATCAGAAGAAACGGGTGAAACGGAGGCACTTGATATACCTTTCGGGGTTGACTTTTTTTACCCTACCAATTGATTATACTAAAACACTACATGAAGAAATTTTTTCATTGGTGTTTCATGGAAATGGTGGGTTTACTCACTCGGATGTGTATAATATGCCGGTTAGATTACGAAGGTTTTATCTTAAAATATTAATTGATATTAAAAAGAAAGAAGCAGACGAATATAAAAAAGCAGAAAGTAAAGTTAGGAAAAGATAAATCCTAACTTTTCTTTTTATATAATATTTATAAACAAATAAACTTACTATGTCTAAAAAATTAACAAAAGAACAAAAAGAAGTATTAAGGGAAGATTTAATAGATAGATTGATGGATAAGTTCTTTGATTCAGTATCAAAGAGTAACCAAGATAGATTTCTAAAAACAGCTGAAAAACAAAATCCAACTTTAGCAAAAGCATTCGATGATTATATTGATACAATTGATAATGCTGCAAAAAATTTGAGAGCAAAATTAAAAAAGATGAATTACAAACCAAATCCTAATTCAGAATTTCATTTCTAACATAGATGGCTGATAACTTAAAAGACCAAATAAACGATTTAAAAACCATTAAGCAATTAGAAAACGAATTGCTAGGGATAAGAACTGCTTTAGACCAAAAGTATAAAGATAGATTAAGTGCGCTTAAAGCAGAAAAAAAGGGAATTATCGGTGCAAGTGAAGAATTTGCTAAACAAGAAAAAATAATAGATGGTTTATTAGATAGACAAGTTGCGTTAAAAAACTATCTACGTGAACAAAAAGTACAACACGAAGGAATTAGAGATGGTATTGTTAGTGTTGCTGGAGAAATAGAAAAAACAACAAATCATTTCTTACATTTAAATAAATTAAATGATAAGACTATTCAGGGAACTAAAAGTATAGCAACTGAAATAGAAAAATCATCATCACTAACATCTCAACAAAAAACTGCAGGATTTGGGTTTTTACAAGCACAAACCGATATATCTAAAATACAGCAAGAATTAGCGGATAGTAATAATATGGATTTACATGATTATCTACATAAATTAGATACATTGAAATCCCTTACACAAGTTCAATCACAATTTTCAGATGAATTAGCAGAAAGTGGAGGAGCAGGTAAAGATTTGGCAAACGAATATGCTAAAATGTTTGACCACAATCAGAAAGTGGGAATGGCATTAAAAATGAATGCTCTATTATCAGATGAACAGAAAACATCTGTAATGGAAATGGAACACCATATACATGGTATAAAGAATACATTCGGTATGGTTAAATCGTTAGCAAAGGATATGCTAACATCACCAGTTGCAGGTATAGGAATAATGTTAATTGGAGTAGGACTTTTATACGATAAGATGTATGAGTTCTCAAGAGCATCAGGATTTGCAGCTACAAACTTTTTAGGATATCAAGCAGCAGCTGGAACAGCTTCATTATTTTTTAAAGATGGTGCAGAAAACGCAAAACTATTAGCTGAAAAATTAGGTAATGTAAATGAAGTGGGGGCACAAACTGCTTTAAAAACATCTGTAATTGGATATAAATTAGGATTGGCTGCAAAAGAAACTACCGATTTGGTTAATATGTTTGGTAACCTACAAGGTAAATCATCATTGGTTGCAGCAGATATGTTGTATGCAGCTCAACATTTATCGGTAGCAAATGGAGTAATGCCAAATGCGGTTATGAGTGATTTAGCAAAGAGTACACAAGAATTTGCTATGTTTAGTAAAAATGGTGGTGAAAATATGATTAGAGCAGCGGTACAAGCTGCTAAATTAGGTGTTAGTGTAGGTGATACTGCAAAAATGGCAGAAGGATTATTGGATTTTGAAAACTCAATAAATGCAGAAATGGAAGCAAGTGCAATGTTGGGTAAAGAAGTAAACTTCCAAAGAGCAAGAGAATTGGCATTTCAGAATGATATAGAAGGTGCTACCAAAGAGATGTTAAGACAAGTTGGTGGTATTAATGAGTTTAATAATATGAACTTATTCCAAAGAAAAGCATTAGCAAAGGCAATGGGTGTTGAGGTAGATACACTTCAACAAATGTTGGCTAATCAAGAAAACGCACAGACGGTTAATGGGAAATTAGAAGGTAGTTTTTCTGCCATTGGCGGTGTTGTTAAGAAATTTGTAATGCATGATTTAGGAAAAATGTTAATGTATTTGGGAGGTGCTTTGTTAGTGCTTGGTAATATGAAAATGACTATGCCAGGATTATATAATGGTATAGCAAAAATGGCAAGTGGAGTATGGGGAGCAGTTAAAGGATTAGGTTCATTTTTGATGGGAAGTATTAGAACGGCAGCAACTTGGATGGGAAGTTTAGTACCAGCAGTTGGTAAATTTGTTGGAAAATTATGGAGTGGAATGGGTACATTGGGTTCTTATATTATGGCTCCTTTAAAAATGTTAGGTAACTGGATAATGAGTACCAAAATAATGCAAGGTACGTTAGGATTTTTTAAAAGTGCAGGTTCGGCAATATCCGGAGGATTTAAAGCAGGTGCAGCAAAAGTTGCAACAGCTGGCGCGGGTGCAGCAGCTACTGGTGTTGCGAGTAACGCAGCATCTTCGGTTGCTTCAAATGCAGCAGGTGGTGTTGCTGGAAAAGCAGGTGGTGCGCCCGGTGGTGGATTTTTTTCTAAAATTAATCCGGCCGCGTTAATAAAAGGAGCATTTGCTATGTTAATTATGGCGGGAGCATTGTTTGTAATGGGAAAAGCATTACAGCAATTTTCAGGATTAAATTGGGGAACAATAGCAATGGCAGGTGCATCATTAATAGGTTTGGGATTGATAATGGCCGGATTCGGTGCTTTATCTGGATTTATATATGCAGGTTCATTAGCATTAGCGGCAGCATCAATTGCATTAATGTTATTTGGTGCAGCAGTTGGGATGGTTGGTATTGGTCTCGGAGTATTTGTTAATGGATTATCAACACTTGGTGCAGTACTGCCGGTAATAGGGGCGAATATAGGCTCATTGGTTAAATTAGGATTGGCAATGGCTATGTTTGGCATATTCTCACCTGCTATTATGGCAGGGGCATGGGCATTAGGATATGCATCGGTAGCCTTAATGGTATTTGGTGTTGCAATTGGAATAGTTGCAGCTGGATTTAATTTATTTGTAAGTGGATTGAATTCATTGGCAAGTGTGTTACCTTTAATTGGTGCACATATAGGAACATTAACAACTATGGTTATGCCAATATTTGGATTAGCAGCATCTTTAATGATATTAGCGGGAGCATTAGCTATGTTAGCAAGTGCGGGGCCTATGGCACTTCCTATATTAATAGGACTTGGATTTGTGGCAGGAGCAGCTGCTGGTTTATTTGGTGGAGGCGAAGGAGAAAAAGGTGGAAAGGAAAAGGATACATTATTAAGTGAAATTCAGGGATTAAGAGCAGATTTAAAAGCAGGTTTAATTGCAGTTAATTTGGATGGAACAAAAATAAGTAGAAAAACATTTAGTGTAGCAAACAATCAAGCAGTTAAATAATAAAGTAGATGTCAACATTAAGAGAACTATATGAAAAATATAACTTTCAATCTGATAGAGACCCTAAAAAGATTGATAGAAGCACTCCGTCTACTTTGGATATTGATATTGCACAAAATAAAAAATGGTTAAAAGAAACACCACAAATATATGGTACGGATATTGTTCGTATTATGAGTGGTGGGCAAATTGATAAAAATAAAGTAAGAGGTGTTATAGGTAAAATTGCTGGTAAGAGTAAATTAGGTGGGTTTGTAAAAAAATTAATAGCACCAACAGCATTTAAACCATCGGATTTAATAGAAAATGGTAAGACAGTTGACCCATTATATTTGGGTATAGAACAAAATGGAAGTTTTGGTGGTTCAATAATTAAATCAGTTAAACAATTTCTTAAAGACAATAAAACACCACAACAAATATCAGGAAACGCTTTAGGAGCCGGAGTAGGTATAGCAGTTGATGGGTTAAAGTTGCTAGGTAATAAGGTATTAGGTAAATTGGGAATTGGTAAAACAGAATCATCGGACCCAATTGATGTTAGAAAAATATCAAGTGTTGCAATTGGCAAACAATCGTTGATATTTCCATCTACTGTCGTTATAAAATTAAATAAAAATACGGGTGGAGTTGTTGCAAACCAAGAACAAAATTATTTTGTAGATGGTATAGGATTAAACGATGTTTTCAAAAAAAGAATTACAATTGGTAATAATTTTAAATCTACAATAGATGATGAAGCACTTGGAATTGAGAGTAATAAAGTGATTAGTTCAACTTCGTATTTTGAAAAGCCAACACAATATACATTCAGTAATACAGGAGGAGCATCAATTACAAATAGTACAACATATAGTGAACTTATTAAAAATGAAACTTATAGAGGAAGTGATAATAAAACAAATTCAAAATTACTTACATTACAAAAAACTTTTTCTCACAATATAACAAATAAATTTCTTTCAATTGATTCGAATGTAAATGAAATTTTAGTATTTAGTGGAACCTCTGTAACAAAGAAAACAAAACTACCTTCTAATTTTCCTTTAATTGGTACGTTAGATGGGAAACAACCTGACCCAAAACCAAAGATAGATATCTACGGACAAAACAATGGTGGTATAAATAATTTTTCACAATCTTTGTTAGATAGTGGTAGAAGGGTAGACCAATCGTATTTTGGAAGTGGAAGTATAAATGTAAATAATCAAATTACAACTGGTACGTTAGTAAGTAATTCTAACCTATCAACAGCAAGTTTTGCATACACCAACAATAAAGATATTTACGAAGGTGATAGTTCAACTATTGGTGAAGTAGAAAAGAAAATTGTAACATCAAAAGTTTTAAGACAAACATACAAAACATTAAAACCAGTAGATGTTAAATTGGCATTACCTGTGTATGATAAAAAAGATAATGCATTTTTAAATAAATCAAAACAAAGTATTTTAAGTAAAGCACCTCAAAACTTAACTGTCAATATTGGTGGAATAGCATTCCCATCAACGATAACTAATTTACAGGATACATTAACACCAAACTGGGATAATATGAATCCAATAGGTGCAGGTGTTCCATTTTATGTATTTAATAATGTGGAAAGAGAAATTACTTTTAAAATGACATTGTATGCAGAAAATGAAGCAGAGGTAACAAACATTAAAAACAAAGCAAATCAGGTTGGTAAATTGGCTTGGAGTAGAAGAAATAAGTATGGTGCATATGGTAATATAATTGGATTGAAAATTGGTAATTTAATAAGTCAAAATGGATTTCTTAGCTCATTTACATTAGCAATTGATGATATACATCCTTGGGATACTTCAAAAGAATTACCTATGATTATTAGCATAGATGTAACATTTAAAGTTGCAACTAATAATGATACTGATAGTTATAATTTATACGGAGATTCTCCGGCACCAAAGCTAGAAAATCAAGAAGTTCCTGGTGCAGACTCCAATGTTAAAAAAGATGATGGGGCAGCAAAAACTGCATCAACAACCATATCAGATAAAAAAACAGCAACTACAATAGATGATAACAAAGGAACAACAATTGAAAAAATTATAACTTCTACTGCGGTATCACCAACACAAGCTACAACTAATACACAAAGAAAAACAATAGGTGGATAATATGAGTAGATATTTTAAACATATAATAGAGAAATCTAAAACAGGTAAAAATGTATATGAAGCTAAACCTATTAGTAGATTTGAAGATTCTGATAATGATATAGTTATTATTACAACAGCCGAAGACCGTTTAGATTTATTGGCAAAAAGGTTTTATGATGATGAAACTCTTTGGTATATTATAGCGTACAATAATAATCTTACGGAAATTGACTTAAAATTAAAAGAAGGTACTCAATTAAAAATACCTTCAAATCCGTTTACAATTAAAGATTTATTATAATATGGCTTTTCCATTTTTACAAGGTATGCCAGCAGAGATTGGCAATAAATTTTTCTTAGGAAATAAACTTTGGGATAAAGGTGCTAAACCATATATTGCATATAAAAGTGGAGCAGCTTGGTCAACTACTGTCGGTAGTCCACAATGGCAATCATTTAAATATGATAATCAAAGTGGCAACAGACATCCGGTTTCCATATTGGGATTGGAAGTTAAAGCAGGTGGCGCAAATGGTACATTAAGAAAAGCAGAAGTAACAATACAATTCCCATCAGTTGACCATATCAATATGAGTCCTTTCAATGATTTTTTTAGAATTGGAAATGCGGGAGTTGTTATATGGGGGTGGAGTTATGCAGGTAGTGGCACAGGTGATTTTGCAGCAGCACCACAAGTATATAATAATGTTGATAATTGGAGAAATTATGTATCTTCAAAAGGATATGAACATGAAATGTTAGTTGGTCTAATGACGGATTTTGAATTAACATATAATAATAATGGTACTATAAATGTTGTATTTACTTTATCATCACCAAATGAATTACCTGGTACATTAAAGTTATCAAAACCAGATGGACAAAATACAGGAGCCTTTACATCAGATGCATCTGATGATAGAATGTCAAAAGTATTAAATGCTTTGAAATATGGTGGAACCGATGATGAAGGAGAAACAACTGCGGCAAAGGCATATTTTGTTAAAAATACAATAAATGTAACTACATCTTGGATGCCTGATTTTGTATATGGAAATAGTGATGAGCCATATTCAAAATTAGATGGAATTGTAAATTCCGTAGTAAATAATATGAAAATATTATCAGATGGAAAAGTAGATTTTAGCATAGACATATCAAATGTAGTAGCTAGAGGACATAAACATATGATTAGTATTAGTGAAAATGTTATATTTCCAAATAAAACTGCTCCTGGTTTTACAAATAAAAATGATGATAGGGGGAATAGAAAAATTACACCAACAATAGCAAGTATACAAGATTTAACAATAAAAAAGCCAGGAAAAGATATCAACTTTCCAAGCCCTAATGTAATTGTACAATCTGGTGGAGGGGGTGTTACGAATATATACCAACCATATGAAGCTGGTTTATTGGCAAATGTTTTTATGCAAGTAACATGGGTAGCTGAAACTTTGAAAACATGTGATAATGTTCAACAATGGTTAGAAAAATTATGTGATGAATTAAATTATGCAAGTTGTGGCTTATTTGATTTACAATTAACAGAAACAACAAAACAAGATGGTACGTTAATTTACACAATAGTTGATATGAATTTAACACCAAAAAATTCAGCAGCACAACAACCTTATAAATTAAACCCAAGAGGACAAGGTACTTCTATTTTAGAATTAAAACTAAATACGGATTTACCAAAGGCAATGGCAGCACAGGCGGTATTAGGTTCGGATAAAGCACAAAAAAATACAGGAGATGTTGCGGGTGCAAATTTATTTTCAAAAAAGACACCAGATGCAATTCAAAATAGTGAGTATCAAGAACAAAAGAAAAGAGAAGCAGCTAAAGCGGAACAACAAAAAAAATTATCAAAAATAGAAAAAGAACTTTTTCAAAAAAATGGTAAACAACCAACAGCAGCAGAGGTAGCAGCAGAAGAAAAAAGACAAAAAGAGGAAGAAGATAAAAGAAATAAAGAAGCAGTAGAAGATGCAACAGGTGCAAGTTTTATAGAAAGTATTACTAATGGTGTAGTATCAATGATTGCAAATATGTTTAATTCACCATCACCCGAACAAGTTAAAATAAGAACTATGGGAGAGTGGGCAATAGAAGGATATGAAGGAATCGGTGATACACCTGCGGTTGATAAAGAAAAAAAAGTAGATGGTAATGGCGGAAAAAGCGTATTTCCAATATTTAAAAATAGAGATGCAATTGCTAATATTATAGCAGGTAGAAAAGCAGACGCACCGGCTGCGTTTGATGGTACATCGGTTTTGAGTAGTGCTGAGATAGAATTAAAATGTATAGGTTTTGCTGGATTAAAAAATGGATATACAATGCAAGTTGCAGGTGTTCCATTTGGATTAAACGATAAAGGATATTTTCAACTAACAGAAATAGGACATACTGTCGATGAATCAAAATGGGAAACATCAGTAAAAGCAAAATGGAGAATTAGTAGAAAGAAATAATATGGAAGAACAAAATTTAGATATTATTGCAAAGTATAGAAAACTTCAGAGATATATTAATACTGAAGCTAAAATAGTATCTGCAACATATCATCCATCACCAATTGAAGAAGATTTTAGAATAGGATATTTAGATAGATTTTTTTTAAGAAAAGCAAATCAACAAACAGGAATAATAGAAGAAGTAGATGCTAAAACTTATAAAAAATTTATGAACAATCCACTATTTGCGAAAACACGTATTAGATGGAAAATAATGGGACCATTGAATACTACATTTAACGATGATGGTAGTGTTAAAGAATATGGTATTGCACATGCTAATAAACGTTCTATTGAATTGGGTAAAAAAGATATATCTAATTTGGATAAATTTTTAGTAGATTATACAAAATTTTATAAAGGATAATTGGTTTTTAAAAATTATTCTATATATTTATATATACAAACAATAAATTAGTTATGGGAAATTTTAAACATCTTACGGATTTAGAAATCCAACAAATTACATTTGATTGGAGATACAGAGGATTTACGGTCCTAGAATTATTAACAGAAGAACAGGTAGATGAAATTAATGATGAGTTAGAAAAACTTCGTCAAGAAAGAATTGGAACTACGACTGAAGACGGCAAAGAGTGGGGAGAGTGGGACCCATTTGCATATCCACATAAATTATCAGATAAATTAGAAGCATTATTTGCACACCCAAAAGTATTGGAAGCGGTAGAATTTTTAATGGAAGGCGAGATTGAAGGAATGCAAAGTTGGTGTTATTTTAAACCACCAGGACAATTAGGTAGAGACCAACATCAAAACGCATTTTATACACAATGTGGACACAATGAAATTATCAATACTGCATTAGCATTAGATAATCACGATCCTGAAAACGGAGCGGTATGGAATTACGAAGGTTCACATAGATTGCCAGTTTTACCAATTGAAGTAGATGAGGAAAGAACAAAAACTAATCCTACATTTTGGAGAAATGAAAGAGGTAAACCTTGTGTAATGCCGGAAGGACATGATTTCCGTAAAGTAGAAGGATATTTAAGAAAAGGACAAGTAGTATTATTACACTCACATTGTGTGCATGGTTCAGAAGCAAATAACTCAAATAGAATGAGAAGAAACTTTTTAGGTGGATACCTTAAAAAAGGTGCAAACTTTTCAAAAGGTGGGCATATGAAAAGAGAACCAATTAATATGTATGAATTGAGAAAACAACATTGGGGAGAATAAAAAAATAGATTAGGGAGTTTAAATACTCCCTTTTTTATTTTGTAATGTAACAAATTTATACTATATTTGTTATATGTTTTATGTAGAAGATATAGATAGTTTACAAGCACTTAAAGTGAAATGGGCATCGGAAGATTGTGTGATATACCCACAATGGTCAGATAATAAATTACATTTTTCACAGAACAGATTATCATTTGTTGTATTTTATTTCAACCAATCATCTCAATATTATGTGGTTAATATAAATCATACCGATTGTTTGGGTATGAAAATAGAAGGATTAGATTTTTTAAATGAAAAACAAACAGGTAGATTAAATAGAATAGTTTATTGGTATAAAGAGTTTTCACAATTATACAATATAGATAATTCAATTGATGCTGATATTTTATTTATGTGTTCATTTGGTAAAGTAGCAGATGAATACGAATTACCAAAACCATATTATAAAGATATTGTAAATATAAACGATTCCGTTCCTATTGCTAAACAATTAGAGCAAATCAAACCGCTATTACCAATATATCCTAACTGCACGAATTGGAAAACATTTGTTAGTGTTAAAGAATTTAGTGAGTATGTAAAAATGTTTGGTGAGATTGAAAAGAATGGAATATATGTTGATGAAGAAATTTCTCAGCAAAGAGAAGGAAAACGAAATGTAGATGGGTTGGTATTTTCATCTTACAATTTTTTAACATCAACATTAAGACCATCTAATACATTCGGAGGAACAAACTTTTCAGCACTAAATAAGAACACAGGTATCCGTAAACATTTTGTAAGTAGATATGGAGATGACGGTAGGATATTAAATATGGACTTTGTATCATATCATCCTCGTATTTTAGCAAATATATTTGTTGAATTGTTTCGTAAACATCCAAATAGATTTTCATCACATTATTCAACTATTGATGAAGATACAAACATATATGATTGGATTCAAAAACAATCTATTGATTTGAGTGGAATATCATATGATGAAATGAAAATTTTAACATTTCAACAAATATATGGTGGAATAGATTCGGATATGAAAGAGATACCATTCTTCAATGATATTGCATTATTTACTGAAAAGTTAATAGAAATTATAGATAGTAAAGGTCTAATAGAAAGTAGAATATTTAAATTACCACTAAAAGTGGTTGAGTTTGGTAAAGCAGTTTCCGAAACAAAAGCATTCAATTATTATATTCAGGCGTTAGAAACTGAAATAAATGTACAAAAGATTAAAAAAATTGTAGAATTATTAAGAGGAAAAAAGACAAAACTTATATTATATACATATGATGCCTTAACTTTTGATATTTATAAAGAAGAAACATATTTATTAAAAGAAATAGAAAGTATTTTAAAAGATGGGAATTATCCCATAAAAGTTACAATCGGAAAAAACTATCAAGAGCAAAATGAAATTAACACACGAAAGTCTTAACGAATTATTAGAAGAAATTTTAGTAGAATTAAGTGTAGAAGTTGGTGTAGTAGACTTAACTAACGAAGAACATTTAGAAAAATTAAAAACTCATTTATATAGAAATGGGTTAATGGAATTTATAGAATTATTACCAGAAGGTATTGTACATACTTTACCTGAAGCAGAGGATAAGATAGATAAGGTATTAAAAATGAAAGTAAGTGGTGCGTTTGGCAAGATGGTGACAGTTGCCACTGCATTAGGATATGAAACGGATGATGATTATAAAGCAAATAATGCAAAGAAATCAGCAGTACAAGCAGCAAAGGGGTTATTAAGAACTAATAAAATTGACCCTAATGATTTAGAAATGGTAGATGCTCCTGAAAGAGAGAATGAACCAAAATCTGCACCAACTAAAAAACCTATACCAACAAATACAAAAAAAGGCGTAGAAGAACCAAAACCTACTACAAAAGCAAAACCAACAGATGAACCATCTACAACAACCGATAAAGTTGGAGATAGTAGTTCATTTAAATCCGCATTTGCATCAACTACAAAACAAAAAGGAGATAAGGTAGATGCAACTTTATCAGATAAAGCAAAAGAATCAGGTAAAGCGTTGGATATATGTGCTGAAAAATCAGCAAGGGTAGCAGCATCGAGGGGGGTTAAAACAAAAAAAGGATTTATTTATTTAGAAACACAAAAAGGGTCAAACAAATATACAGAAGTAAATGCTAACGATTTGAAGAAAGCATTGGCGGTATTATTTTCTGGTGCGAAATTAGATGCAAATCAAAGAAAATTATTAAATCAAACAACTAAATTTGTAACAAATCCAGAAAATGGAGATGTTAAATTATACTTTACTAGAACTGCAATCGGAAGACATCCACAACAAGGATATGAAAGTATACAATTAGCAGCTGATAATTTACCAATGGTTAAAGCAGTTAAAGAATTTGCTTTAAAAAACAAATTAAATGTTGGTAAATCATCGGAAGGTGCGATTGGTAAAAAAGTATTTACTCCATTAAAAATGGTACAAGGTGTAAACCCAACACAACCTGAAGCTAAGTTAGAAATAGCTGAACAAAAGGATGGTAATATTAAAGTTGGTAATGTTATAATGAAAAGATTGAAAGTACCTGATGCTAAAAAATTAGCACAAGTATTGGTTACAAAAGGATTAAGTAAACAAGAAGCAGCAAAACAAGCAAAATATACTGTCAATCAAATAAAAGCATATAATGGAAGATTAGACGATTTAGTTAATGCTAGAAAGGATGCGGAAAAAGATGGTAAACCATTAACAATGGTAAACTTTGGTGATGTAACAACACCAGAAGGTAGACGAAAAGTTTCATCTTCTTTATTAGAAGGAATTGAAAAGAATTTCAAAACTGAATTAGATAAATATGCAAAGGAGTTTGGTAAAGATGATTTAACACAAACCGATGAAAACAAAGCTATATTTAAATCATTAAAAGAATTAAAAGAGTTTAACTCTAAATATGATTTACAAAATGATGAGGGCGCAAGAAGAGCGTATAAAAAGAAATTAGATGAATTATTATTGAATATGGCAAACTCATCTGATTTTAAAGATTCAGTAGCAGACTTTACGGAAATAAAAGCAGGTTTACAATTTTTATCAGAAGGAAAACAAGTATTATTCCCATCATCTGAAAACTTTAAGACAGCAGATATTATTGTATTACCGGACGATATAGATATTACACCAAAAAAAGGTGAAACGATAGAGCAGGCAATTGCTAAAAACTTACAATTTTATAATGTATCATTAACATATGTTGGTGGATTGAGTGTTAAATATAAAGGTGGTGGAGGTTCTGCGGGTATTCCGAAAATTATGATGACGGAATATAAAAATTCTAAAACTAAAAAAGAATTATTAGCAGTTCAGGATATATACCAATTAGCATATCCTAAAAATAAAGATTTACAACAATCTATATCGGATAGTGATTTAAAAACAGCAGATAGTAAAGTTAAGAAATTAATAGATTATGCAGTTAAAGCAGGTATAATAAGTGCAGAAGAAGCAAAAAAGGCAATGACTATTGGTACTGCAATCGGTACTAATATGGGAGATAAATTAACCAAAGCGGGTGTTGCAGCATGTGGTGGAGCAAAGGGAGTTAAAAACTTTAAAAGAGCATTACAATTGCATCATACAATGATGCACTTAACTGCATTGATTAATAATAGAGATATGGATTATACCAGATTCTCAAACTTTAATGAAGAAATTTCCGTAAATAAAGATGCAATAGCAACTTCGGTTACCGATGATATAGCAGATGGTGTAAGTACACCTTGCTATATGAATCCACACCACGATCCAGGATTTGGTATATCGGTAAACAAAAAAACAGGATGTAAAGCAGCAGCACCAACAAATCAAAACCCGTCACATATTGTTTCGGACCAACCAGATTTATTAAAAAGAAAAGTATAATATAAATGAAGACTCAGTTATTGTGCACATTTACGGATAAAATTGCCTATAAAGAAGTGGTGGAAATGATTAAGAGTAATTTTGAAATTGCATTTAACTATATCTATGTGCTTCAAAACAAAGAAATTCCAAACGATTTATATATTACATATAATATAGTTAGTGAAGATATTACAAATAAAATTAATCTAAAAACTATTCTAGTTCACAGAAAAAAACATAGTAATACTTTATACACTATTAATGCACTTAATCAATTAGTTGTTGAACTAAACGGAACACCAGACCCAAAATTTGAAATAGATTGGGAAAAATATAAGAATTGCATATTGGTAACCAATGCAGAAGGTGTTAAAAAAATAAACACTAGAATTTTTGATATTATCGAAATAAAGTAGTATATTTGTAAAAATATTTACATTTATGCCTGCCAAACCAAAGATAAGAAAAGAAGAATATTCATTTTCAGGAACACCTGAATACGCAATACCAATTCGTAAGGAAACGGAGATGGTAAACGGCCCCAAACACTATGGGGGAATTGATAACCCATATGAAGTAATTAAGGTATGTGAAGCGTGGGGATTGGATAAAGACGCATACCTATTCAATGTAGCTAAATACATAGCAAGAGCCGGAAAGAAAGACCCAGCAAAGGAATTAGAGGACTTAAATAAGGCTAAATTCTACCTAGAAAGAAAGATAAAAAATCTATCCAAATAATTTGGTAGTTTCAATTATTTATCGTATATTTGTATTCAATTAATGAGGTTTTTGATATTTATACGTGGTTATTCGCGATAAACCATAAACCTTAATTTTAAACTTTAAAACCTAAAAAGCATGAACATCAATGCAATCAAGGCTCGTCTGAACGCCTTACAAAACAACACAAAAAAATCAGACTCACTTTGGAAGCCAGCTCCTGGCAAATATCAAGTTCGTATTGTTCCTTACAAATTTAACAGAGAGAACCCATTTATCGAACTTTTCTTTCACTACAACATTAACAACAAAACTTATTTGAGTCCTATCTCTTTTGGTAGACCTGACCCAATTGTAGAGTTTGCAGAAAAACTTAAAAAATTAGGTGATACTGAAAACTGGAAAGCGGGTAAGAAGATGGAACCAAAATTAAGAACATTCTGTCCAATTATCGTAAGAGGACAAGAAAATGAAGGAGTTAAGTTTTGGGGATTTGGTAAGACAGTTTACGAAGAAATTTTAGCAATCATCGCTGATCCTGATTATGGTGATATTACCGACTCTTTGAGTGGTAGAGACATCGTTGTGGAAGTATTAGATGGTGCAGAAATCGGCAAAACTTATAATGAAACTCGTATCAGAGTTAAACCAAATCAAACTAAACTTTCTGACAATGAAGATGTTGTTACCAAAGTATTAGAAAATCAAAAAGAAATTACCGAAATTTATTCAGAATTAACATATCCTGAATTGAAAGGTATTTTAGAAAATTGGTTAGACCCATCAAAAGCAGCAACAGATGAAGAAGCAGCGGATAGTGCAATTTCTGCACAACCTGCTATTACAAAACCAACTACTGCAGTAGCAGAAGCACTTCAACCACAACCAAAGAAAGTTGATGGATTGGGTGGTGAGTTACCAAATGACTTACCTTGGGATGATGACGCAAAACCTACAACAAAGATTGATGTAGAAGCGGCTTTCGATGATTTATTTTAATAACAAAAATTTTCTAAATGGCAAAGGTATCTAAACAGGAAGATTTAGCAAGTGTACTTGCTGACTCCCTAAACAAAAAATGGAAAGACCAAAAGGTAGCATTCTTTTTGGATGATGACTCCGATGGAGCACCAACGAATGTAAACGGATGGATTTCTACCGGTACTGCAATGCTAGACGTTGCAATATCAAACCGACCTTATGGCGGATTGCCAGTTGGAAGAATTACTGAAATTACGGGTTTAGAGCAGAGTGGAAAATCTCTGCTCTCTGCCCATCTTTTAGCTGAAACACAAAAGCAAGGTGGGGTTGCGGTATTGATTGATACCGAAACTGCGGTAAGTAGAGAATTCTTCGATGCAATTGGAGTAGATGTATCTAAATTACTTTATGTAAGTGTAGACACTGTCGAAGATATATTTGAAACTATTGACACTATTATTGAGAAGGTAAGAACTTCTGATAAAGATAAATTAGTTACAATTGTAGTCGATTCAGTAGCAGCAGCATCTACGAAAAAAGAGATGGAAGCTGATTATGAAAAGGATGGTTATGCAACTGATAAAGCAATTATCATTTCTAAAGCAATGAGAAAGATTACCAATGTAATTGGTAGACAAAAGATTGCTGTTGTATTCACAAACCAATTAAGACAAAAGATGAACGCAATGTTCGGTGACCCTTGGACAACATCGGGTGGTAAGGCATTAGCATTCCACGCTTCGGTTAGATTGAGATTGAAGAATATGGGACAGATTAAAGCTGGCGATAGAATTATCGGTATCAAAGTAAGAGCACAGGTAATTAAAAATAGATTAGGACCACCATTACGTTCTGCTGATTTCGATATCTATTTTGATAGTGGTATTGATAATTACGGAGGATGGCTAAAGGTTATGAAAGATAATAAATTGGTTAAGCAGGGCGGAGCTTGGTATGAGTATTTAGATACTGATAGTGGTGAAGTTATCAAATTTCAATCAAAAGATTTCATTCCTTTAATGAGTGAAAGAGACGATGTTAGAGAACAAATTTACAAAAAAATCTGCGAATCAACTATCTTACAATATAAGAAAGGAGGAATCGACCCAGATGCAGTTGAGTATTCAACTTCAGATGATTTCGGAGCAGGTGCATTAGAAGATTAATGAAAGATTTATATAAGAAATTATTAAACGAGGTTACAGAAGAACACCAACAACAAGGCACATTAGGGAAAAACTCTAATGTGCTTTTAGTTGATGGGTTAAATACATTCATTCGTAGTTGGACTGCTAATCCATCATTGAACGATAACGGAGAACATATTGGCGGAATAGTTGGTTCTTTAAAAGGAATTGCATATGCTATACGACAATATAATTGTACTCGTTGTATTGTTATATTTGATGGTAAAGGTGGGTCACAAAGAAGAAAAGAATTGTTTGGCGAGTATAAAGCAGATAGAGGTAACAATAGATTTAGAGTCAATAGAACATATGAAGATATGATGACTCAGGAGGATGAACAACAATCTATGAAAAGACAATTGGTTTCTTTGGTTTCTATTCTAGAACATATGCCAGTTCAGGTTATGTTATATGATAGAATTGAAGCCGATGATGTAATTGGATATGTTGCATCTCAACTTTTGAAAGAAGATGAAGGGTGTACTATAATGAGTTCCGATAAAGATTTCTTACAATTAGTTACTGATAATGTAAAAGTTTATTCACCAACTAAAAAGAAATTATATACTATTGATTCCGTATTAGAAGAATATGGAGTACATCCTCATAACTTTATTAATTTTAGAATGTTAGACGGTGATAAATCAGATGGTATTAATGGTATCAAAGGATGTGGTATTAAAACTATCATTAAAAAGATTCCTATGGTAGCAGAATCGACCCGTTATTCAGTAGATGATATTCTATCGTTTGTAAAACAAAACGCCGGTAATGGGAAGATATATGATGATATAAACGATAACACAGAAATAGTTGAAAGAAACTATAAATTAATGCAATTATCTGACCCGGATATAAGTGGACAAGTTAAACTAAAAATTAATGATAAATTTTTGGAAAGTTTAAAAAAATTCGATAAATTAGACGTAATCAAAGCAATGATGCATTATAAAGTTATTAACTCATTTGGTGATGTTAATAAGTGGTTAATAGAATCATTCTATACAATTAACAAATTAAACTAAACATGGAGGAACAAACCAATGAAGTGTCTTAAAAGTACAAAAACAGGAAAGATTATTAGAGTAAGTGATAAAGAAGCTTACAATTCAACAAGCGAATGGAAATTCATTCCAAAATCAGAATGGAAAGAAGCAACTCGTAAACCAAAAGTAGAACCGGTAACACCAGAATCTACCGAAGTAGCAGAACCGATTAAATCAAAAAAGCAATTAAAGAAGCAAAAATCAGATAAATAATGGAAGCAGTAGATACACTACAAAAATATGGTTCATCATATCAATCTAAAGTAGTAGCTGCATTTCTTACTGATTCTAAATTTTTAGAGCAAGTTTACGATATAACTAATAAAGATTTCTTTGAATCCGAAGCAAATAGATGGGTTGTTAATGAGATAGTTAAATACTATCCACAATATAGAACTGCACCATCTATTGATGTGTTTAAGATAAAAGTAAAAGAAATTGAAAACGAAGCCGTACAAAAAATAATAGTTGAACAATTAAAGTTTATTTATACATTATTTGGTTCAACTGATTTACCATATGTTAAGCAAGAATATCTAAAGTTTTCTAAACATCAAAAATTAAAAGAAGCAATTTTTAAATCCGTTGATTTAATTAAAGCTGAAAGACTAGATGAAGTTGGTAGTATTATCAACGATGCATTAAAAGCTGGACTAGAAAGTAATTTTGGTTTGGATTATTTAGAAGATATTGATTTGATAATGGAAGAAACCAAAAGAAATTCAGTACCAACTGGATGGAAAGTTGTTAATGATTTGATGGATGGAGGATTGGGGCCAGGTGAATTGGGGGTTGTATTAGCACCATCCGGTATTGGTAAAACTTGGTTTCTATCTAAATTAGCCTGTGATGCATTAAAAGCAGGTAAAAATGTTTTACATTATACATTGGAATTATCCGAAACATATGTGGGTCATAGATACTCAACAATATTAACGGGTATCCCATCCGATAAACTTAAAGAAAGAAAAGATGAAATCAAACAAAAGGTTTCACATATTACAGGAAAGGTTATTATTAAGTATTATCCACCACAAGCTGCCAGTACAAAAACATTACATGCACACATTGATAAATTAGCGGGTATAGGATTTAAACCTGATATCATTATCATTGATTATGCGGATTTATTAAAATCAGCTAACAAAGGTAGAGATAATTTATATGCAGAATTGGGTGGTATTTACGAAGAACTACGAGGATTGGGTGGTGAATTAGGTATTCCAATTTGGACAGCATCGCAAACTAATAGAGCGGCAATTGAACATGAGGTTATTCAAGCTGATAGTGTTGGTGATTCATATAAGAAAGTTCAAACAGCCGATTTCATTATGAGTGTGAGTAGAAAAACAAAAGATAAATTAGCAAATACGGCAAGAATCCATATAGTTAAAAATAGATTTGGTCCAGATGGATTAACATTTCCTGCAAAGTTAGATACACAAGTTGGGCAGATAGATATATTTGACCAGGCTTCTACCGAAGGCATGAGTGCGACTAAAGAATCAAACAACGGACAATTATTAGAAAGAAAATTATTACATAAAAAATATGTAGAAAATATGGGTTAATAAGTATAGTATATATGAAAAAAAAAGTTTAAAAAAACTTACTTTTTTTATATAAAAATAGGGTCGTATATATGATGCACCTCATATTTATTAATACATTTTCCAATTTTTGAGGAAAAAATTTTTTACATTAACTGACAAAATTACATTTTAGAATGGAGATTTCAAACAAAATTTTATCGGACATTACAGTCTACATGAAGTACGCAAAGTACAGACCAGAGTTACAAAGAAGAGAAACTTGGGAAGAATTGGTAACAAGAAATATGGATATGCATATTAAAAAGTATCCACAATTAGAGAAAGAGATTAGAGATAACTACAAATTTGTGTACGATAAAAAGGTTTTACCTTCAATGCGTTCAATGCAGTTTGCTGGAAAACCTATTGAAATCTCACCAAACAGAATTTACAATTGTGCATTTGCACCAATAGATGATTGGAGAGTATTTGCAGAAATTATGTTCTTATTATTAGGAGGAACAGGTGTAGGTTATTCAGTACAAAAACATCACGTTGATGCTTTACCTGAAATTAGAAAACCAAATGCAGATAAGACTCGTAGATTTTTAATTGGTGATTCTATTGAAGGATGGGCTGATGCAATTTCGGTATTGATGAAAGCATATTTCTTTGGTGGAAGTAAACCACAATTTGATTTTAGAGATATTAGACAAAAAGGTGCAAGATTAATTACATCAGGTGGCAAAGCACCAGGACCTCAACCATTAAAAGAGTGTTTAATTAAGATAGAAGGTATTTTAGATGCACATAAAGATGGTGATAAGTTAGAACCAATTGAAGTGCATGATATTGTTTGTCATATTGCAGATGCAGTATTGGCCGGCGGTATTCGTAGAGCAGCATTGATTTCATTGTTTTCAGCAACTGATGAGAAAATGATTAGTTGTAAGAGTGGTGCATGGTGGGAAACGAATCCACAAAGAGGTAGAGCAAATAACTCAGCAGTATTAATGAGACATAAAATTGATAAATCTTATTTTATGGATTTATGGAAAAGAATTGAAGCAAGTGGTGCTGGTGAACCTGGTATCTACTTATCAAACGATAAAGATTGGGGAACTAATCCTTGTTGTGAAATTGCATTAAGACCTTTCCAATTCTGTAACTTGTGTGAAGTAAATGTAAGTGATGTAGTTGACCAAAACGATTTAAACGAAAGAGTTAAGGCAGCATCATTCATCGGAACATTGCAGGCAGGTTATACTGATTTCCATTATTTAAGACCAATTTGGCAAAGAACAACTGAAAAGGATGCACTTATTGGAGTATCTATGACAGGTATCGGAAGTGGTGCGGTATTGAAATTGGATATGAAAGAAGCAGCTAAAGCTGTAAAGGAAGAAAATAAAAGAGTAGCGAGTGTGTTAGGAATAAATGTATCAGCAAGAACAACGACAGTTAAGCCTGCAGGAACTACATCATTAACATTGGGTACATCATCTGGTATTCACGCATGGCATAACGATTATTATATTCGTAGAGTAAGAGTTGGTAAGAATGAAAGTATCTATCAATATCTTTTATTAAATCATCCTGAATTAGTAGAAGATGAATATTTTAGACCACATGATACGGCAGTAATTGGTATACCACAAAAAGCACCGATTGATGCAATATTTAGAACTGAATCTCCTATTCAATTATTAGAGAGAGTTAAGAAAGTTCATAGTGAATGGATTAAACCAGGGCATAGAAGTGGTAACAACACACACAATGTATCTGCTACAATATCAATTAGAGAGCATGAGTGGGACGCAGTTGGGCAATGGATGTGGGATAATAAAGAATATTACAACGGACTTTCGGTATTACCTTACGATGGTGGAACTTACATCCAAGCACCATTTGAAGATTGTACAAAAGAAAAATACGAAGAATTAATGAAAGTATTGCACGATATTGATTTAAGTAAAGTTATAGAAATGGAAGATAACACAGACTTAAGTGGC